AGAAACAATTTGAATCTGTTCAAAAATTCTTTAATACTATGCCTGTTCTTCGTCATAAATTTGAGATTACTAATCCAAATACTAATGTCACATCTTCTTATACGTTGGAGGGTTTACAATCTTTTTTCGGATAAGCATGTTCTACAATACACTAGAGAATTATTATAGAACTAACTTTGCTCTTATGCAGCATCATAAATACAGTTTGACTGAAATTGAACATATGATGCCGTGGGAACGCACGGTATATGTGTCTTTGCTTAACCAATACATTAAAGAACAAGAAGAAAAGCAAAAACAACAAAATGCCTGAGGTTAACCCACAAAAGCAAAAGCAACTTAGTGAACTCATCTCTCGTATGGAGAAGGGTTTTGATGAGAACATGCTTGATCCTTTGTTGGAATCCATTTACAATGAACCAGAAGAAGATACTTTACCTAGTGAATCAAAGGTAAAGTATAAGAAGAAAAAATTTCAAGTAATTAGGGTTGCACCCACCGCTCAAGGTGATAGTCTAGCAGGATTTCTTGGCGGTAAGATTGGTGAATCTTTTAATATGGCAGCGCAAGCACGAGCTGCTGATCCAAACGAAATTAAGAAAGATAGATTACATTACCTAAAGAAAGCAGCAGCTTTTAATTTTGGTGGAGACTTAGTTAACAGGACTAAAGGTACGTTTTCGTCAGATCCTACTGATGTTCAAGACCCAGCACTAGGTAAGTCAGGTAGATTTTCTGCACAAGTACAACCAGATTTTGAGATGCAGCAGGGACCACTCCCCGCACCTGAAAATGAAAATGATAGTGGTATTGGAAAAGCATTTGCAAATCTGGTAACAAGATTTGATCAGTTAATTAAATCTAAAGATAATAAAGAAGAGCAACTAGAACTTGCAGTAGACATTCAAGACACTACAACAGAGAATGTCGAAAAGCATATAAAAGAAAGCACGAAGATTAAGAAGAAAGCAATTGAAGTTCAGAAGAAATTCATTAGTCTTCAAGCAGACGAAAAAGATACTAAACAAGCAGAAAAAGTAGAAATTGATAGTGAAAGAATTGAGGATGTTGCTGACACAGAAAAAATAGACAACAGAAGACCCGATGAAGAAGATTCAGAAGAAGATAAGGAAGAGCCAAGTATATTGGATACTGCTCTTGATTTCTTTACAGGTTCCGATATTGCTGGAGATATTGGTGAAAGAGTTGCAGGTAGAGTCGGAAGGCGTGGTGCAGGTAGAGCAGTTACAAGAACAGCAATAAAGTTAGGTGGTAGGAAACTTGCCAAGACTGCTGCAGTTAAAGCATCTCAGGCATTCATTAAGAAAGCAGCACTAGGTTTAATGCGACCTCTCATTAAACGCATTCCGCTTATTGGTGGTCTGATTGACTTTGCAGTGTCACTTATGTTAGGTGAACCACTTGGCAGAGCAGCAGCAAAAGCAGTTGGTGCTACACTTGGTGGAGCATTAGGAACACTTATTCCTGTCCCCTTTGCTGGAACTATTCTTGGTGGTTTCCTTGGTGACATGGTTGGTGGTGCTGTTTATGACGCACTTACTGGTGGTAGTGGAGGGGGCGAGACTAAACCTAAAGATCCAAAAGAATCTGATGCTGGCACATCATCACCAACAGCAGGACTATCTGGTTTTGAAGATGAAGCAGGCACCCCACAACCAGACCCATATGGACCTGGACCTGATATTAATAGACCTTTAGAAGCACCACCAGAAAAACTTGCATCAGGTGGATATCTTGCAGGAGAAGCAGGTCCAGAATATAAATTTGATTTGTCATCGGAGACTGGTAAAAAAGTTGTAAAAAATGTAGCTAATGTAGACAACGCTGCTCTGTCAGGTGTACCATTTATTCTTGGTATTGTTGATAAGATTGTTAGTCAAGTTGGTGGCAGTGCGATTAAACCATTCTTAGATCAAGAGATAGGACCACTTGCAAGATTGTTTGGTCTAGCACAATTTAATGTTCAGGGTATGGTTGGTAAAGGATTAGAAGCAATTCAATCTGTAGGTACAAAATTTGATGTAAATATGGGTGGAACTGGTGATGAAAATGCATCATCAGAAGAGACTATGGCAGGGGGACCATCTTCTACCCCTGTTACAGGTATCCCATTGGGTGAAGGAGATACTGCTACTGGTCAGACGTTACATGCTGGTCTAGTACGTAGAGGATTTAGTAGAGAAGAAGCAGCTGCTATTGTTGGTAATCTATGGGCAGAGTCTAATTTCAAAACTGGTATTAGGAATCCAACGTCAGGTGCATATGGTTTGATGCAATGGTTGGGTGGTCGTTACGATAAACTACTAGCATTTGCAGCAGAGAAAAACAAACCTGCTAGCGATTTAGAAGTACAACTAGATTATATTGCATGGGAATTGAAAGGTGGCAATCAATATGAAAGTGCACAGTTCCAGAAAGCAATGGCATATGGTCCAACAATCGCAGATAAGACTAGAGGATTTGCATATGAAGTAGAGCGAGCAGGAGCAGGAGAATTACAAAGTTCTATGTCAAAGAGGGTTGGTGCTGCTCAGTCTGTAATGAATGCACCTTCTTCTGATACTCAAATGACCCCACCTCCTCCTCCAAGAACGGATGGATCAGGAGAAGATGCAGAAGATAACGGGGGTCATGATGCTAATAATCCTGGACCTTCGGACTCAAGACCTGCCCCAGCAGCATCACCAGCAGATTCATCTGACACTTTACAACCTCCCGCTCCAATTCAAGTAATACCATTGCCAAAAAACTTGCAAGGTATGAAAGAACGAGGTAGTGGTAGGGTGACATTCCAACCAATTATTATTCAAGGTCAGTCACAACCTATTGGGTTTCAAAAGAATACATACATTGATTCCGAAAGCACTAGTAATTTCTTCTATGATAAAACTGGAAACAGAACTACACTTGAAAAACTAAAGAAAGAAAGGTTGCAAAGAAGTTGATAAATACCTAAGGTATTCAAAATCATAATCCTAGTTACCTAAATTCCGAAAAAAAATCTCCGCAAAAAAATAAGCAAAAAGGTCGAGCATGGCAGCAGGGACTGAAAGTTATTCAAAACCACAATATGGTAGTCTTGCTGGTGCAATGGGCGAGAAACTTGGTGGTGCCATTCAATTGGCAGCGGGTGCTAGGAAAAGACAGAATGATGAGATAAAAGAATTAGAAGAGAAGGGAGAAGCAAGAACTCCTGAAGAAGACGCACGTTTTGAAGAATTAAAGGCGCAAAAAGAAGAGCAAGGTGGCGCTTTCTTCATGAAGAAAGCATTGGGTACTGAGTTTGGTGGAGATTTTAAAAGAAGAACTATGGGGTTCTTCCAAACAAATCCCGAAGAACAAAATGATCCAGCGTTAACTAAACAAAAAAGATTTGATGCTCTAGTAGCAGCACAACCTGCTCAAGTAGAAGGAGTTAAGCAGGGTGAACTTGATCTTTCTTCTGCTGGATATCAAGAACAAGGTGCTTTGGGCAAACTATCTGCTTCTATTGCAGAAAAATTTGCAATTCTTAGTGCGAAGGTAGATCAGTTAAGACAGAAGGAGGATGCAGATAAAACTCCATCTGTAATTGTACAATTAGCAGAAAATATAAAGGGTGTTGGTACATTCTTTAGTAAAAACAATCAAATTGAAGAGCAGCAAACTAAGGTATCAGAAGAGACTCTTGCTGAACAAATTAAAGCAAAAGATGCAGCAGAAGCATCTTCTATTGAAAATAGAGGGGAAGACGGAACAGATTCTGCCAGCACATCTGCTATTAATAATCGTAGAGATAAGAATGGCAAAAAGAAAAAGGGTCTTATTGGTTCAGCAGTAGATCTTGGTCTAGGATTACTTTCAAGAAGAAGAGGTAGAAGGGGTGGCAGAAATAGAATGCCCCGTATGTCTAAGGGTAGACAATACAGCAATCCTATTGGACCTTTAGGCAGAGGATCTTCTCAACCATGGGCAAGAGCTCGTGGGGGCACTGGCATGGGTGGATTCTCTCCCCGCATGCGATCTAGGGTGCTTCCTGGAAGAAAAGGATTGGCATCGGGTGGAGTACTATCTAAAAACCCAGAAAAATCACCAGAAAAACTTGCATCAGGTGGAGTCCTTGATAATCCAACTGCAGTTGGTGGTGCTAGTGATCAAGCAATCATTCCTAAAAATAAATTAGAGAGTGCTGTCAAAACTGATCCTGAAAATGTAAAAAAATCATCTCCATTTGCTAAAGCATTACAACTGCCTACGATGGCAGCAGGTGCTATCATGATGGGCACTGCGAGTAATGTAATCAACCACATGGGTGGTATCGGAAAAATTTTCCGTCCAGTAGTTCAGAAATTATTTGAACCTGCTGCAGCAGCATTTGGTATTCCTGGATCATTAGTTTCTGCATTCTTTGGTGGACCTGCTAACGCAAAGACCACTGATACCAAAGGTGGAGGTGGTAAAGGTAAATCATCAACACAAAATAGTTCTGCAAGTTCAACTACTGGCGGTGGAGCTACTGGATTCATGGCACCTGGAATGATATCTAATGGTGGATCTGTCGATGGATATCAAATCACATCTCCTTTTGGTCCTCGCAATACTGGTATACCAGGTGCTTCTAGAAATCATCTGGGTGTTGACTATGGTGTTCCTCAGGGTACAGCAATCGCACTGAAGAAACCAGGAAAAGTTATTGAAACTACTGTACCTGCAATGGGTAACCTGGGCGCAGTATTTGTTAAGCATGATGATGGGACTAGATCTAGATATCTACACATGAGTAAAATTTCAGTTGGTCCTGGTCAACTTGTTACCAGTGGAACTGTGATTGGTAAAACTGGTGGAGAACCTGGAACTCCTGGTGCTGGTCCTACTAATGGTGCTCACCTACACTTTGAATACTATCCATCTAGTACTGGTGGACCTGTTGACGGATCTGGGGTTGCTTCATCGTACTTCACTGTAGGTGGAACTATTGAACGACCTGCTCCCGCACCACCAGTTGCTGCTACTCCAGCAGCTGCTCCAGTAACACCATCTGCTGATACAGCTAGTGGAGCTCCGATCATTCTTGATCCTATAGTTGCACCAGACACTGGAAGATTAGCTAAACCTCGTAAAAGTGCTAAACCAACTACTGCAACATCACCAACACCAGCGTACCCTACTGAAGATCCAAACAATCCATACCCTGAAACCACTTTCTAATGTCAACTAATTCTTCTAAATTTTTTACACCGCACTCGGTTTTCATTACTTCGGTTGATGGCGTATCCTTTGATCTTACTTCTGCAGTAGGAGCGTTTTCATATTATGAAGATATCTACAAACCATTCATCTCTGCTAGTATGGTAGTCATGGATAGTGGTCAAAACTTTATTGGTGCTTTGCCTATTCAAGGTGGAGAAATTGTCACCTTTAAGTTAGAAAATGTAAAAAAACAATTAGTAACTTATGAGTTTTGTGTTTATAAGGTATACAATAGACAGGTAATGAGTAACAAACAAACTTACTGCCTTGCAATGATATCGAAAGAAGCAATGGTTAATGAGAAAACACGATGCTTAAAGAAACAAAAAGATTTACCTGATCAAATTGTTAGGAGAATTTTAACTGAAGATCTTGGTGTAAAGGCAGATAATATTATTACAGAGACATCTAAGTTTAAAATAAACATGTTTCCTAATGGAAGGAAACCACATGCAGTTATACAATCATTGATGGCACGTTGTGTTCCTAAATCTGCCAAGTTCAGAAAAGGTGGTGGAGTAAGTGATGCGAAACCCAGTGGAGAACTTGGAACTAATGCAACTAAATCATCTGGTACAGCAGGATATTTATTCTTCCAAACTAAAGATGGTTTTGTATTTGAATCTATGGATAGGTTATGTTCTGATGGTACTGATACTTTTGGTGGTAAACCACCAGTAGCAGAGTATTACTCTCGCCCAGCAGTAGATTCTATTACAGAGTCTTCATTCAGTACTATTGAATTTTATAAGTTTATAGATGAAATTGATATCATTGATAAAATGAACAATGGAATATATTCAAGTCACATGTGTTATTTTGATATTGCTGCTCAAAAATATGAAGAGTATAATTATGATATGAAGCAAACATTTGATACTATGTCTCACTTGGGTAGTCAAATTGATGTACCTAAATTTCAAAAAGAATTGAGTTCTACACCTAGTAGAGTCATGACAATTCTATTAGATTCTGAGATGTGGTATAACGGGACAGGTATTGCAAACCCAGAAGAAGATGGTGATGCTGAGTTTCCTGATTTTGCCAAATATTATACTGCACAGGCAATTGGTAGACGTTACTTGATGGAGAATCAGAAGTTAGAGATCATGATCCCTGGAAATTCAGATCTTAAAGTGGGAGATAAGGTTAAAATTTTACTTCCTAACGTAGCAGCAGAAGATATTAGAAACTCTAAACAATATGATGAAGAAAATAGTGGTACATATCTTATTGCTCAATTGTCACACAACTATCAACTAGTAAAAGAAAGCGGTGAACCTGAGTTTACTACCATGGCAAATTTAATCCGTGATACCTATGGGATGAAAGAATATGATTCT